AAAACTCAGTGTCAAGAAAGTTGTTGGTTCTTTTGATGAATTTATCGGTATCTGAGGGTTCCCACAATGGGTATGAATTATGTTGATCGTGGCGAGAATGTCGTCAAATATTTCACGGACGAAGATAACGAGCGTGTCATCAGTATCCTTCGTGATTGGATCCCCGCTCGCAAGAAAGCACTTGCCGAGGGCACCAGGCTTCCAAAGATCCCCAACTATGTTGCTCTGCAGGTACAGCGCATCATCACCAAGATGAGCACCCGCTACAACTATCGTGACTATCCCTTCCGCGAAGACATGGTCTCCGAAGCAATCGTCAACATCCTGCGTTACCTCCACACCTTTGACGTCGGCCACATTGGAAAGAAAGGGAAGATCAACTTCTTCTCTTGGGTGACCATGTGCGCTGATCGTTCATTCGCCCGTAAGCTGAACATCGAAGAAGAGCACACGTACATCAAATTGCGCTCCTTTGAAGAGGCGGGTGGTTTCGCAGGCCTGGCAGATGACCCCGACTTCCAACAAGAAACCTTCGTTGATGCCACAGGAATTGGCATGGACTTCCGTGAACGCATCGGCAACTTTGAGAACAAGAAAGACGCCCAAAGGAAGAAGGAGCGGGAGAAGGTGGAGACAGCCCGTGCCGTAGAATCGAACAAAAAGATTGCGAAAGGCATACTTCAATACATGGCACAAGGTAAGAATACTGTGACAGCACAGGCCGAAGATGATTCAGATCAAGACTTCGGCAAAACCCAATTCAATCTGGAAGACGACATCTGTGCGATGGAACCAGATTGGGAAGCCCACAAACAAAGATTAGAAGAACGGGAGAAAAAGAATAATGGCGATTGCTAAAATTGGCGATCTGCATATCGGGAGCCGTAATGGTTCCCGTTACGTTCGCGACTTCATCAAGAACTACCTCATCAACTACTTCATTCCCGAGCTGGTCGACTCCGACATCAAAGAGGTCTGGCAGTTTGGTGACACGTTTGACGTCCGCAAATTCATGTACGGGCGCGACAAAGACTGGCTGAAGGATGAGTTAACTCCGGCGCTGAAAGCGGCTGGGATCAAGTGGAATGGTATTGTAGGCAACCACGACATCACCCTGGAAGAGTCTAACCGCATCAACTGGCCGTCCTATCTGAACGAGCTGGACCCCGATGTGTTCTGCTACTACAGCGAACCAACTGAAGTGATGATCGAGGGCGTGAAGACTCTGCTGCTGCCTTGGATCAACAAGGAGAACTATGATGCGTCTATTAAAGCGATACAAGATACAGACGCCAAGTACTGTTTTGCGCATCTGGAGTTGGCAGGGTTCAAAATGTACCAGTCCTCTACTTGTGATCACGGTCAGATCGACGTTGCATTGCTTTCCAAGTTTGACCGGGTCGACACAGGGCATTTCCATACCCGTTCGATGGAAGGTAACATTCAGTATATTGGGACTCCATATCACCTGAACTGGGAAGACTACAAAGACGGCACCAACCGTGGCTTCTATGTAGATGACATGCGCGGCGGCGAAGTCTTCATCCCGAACGCTGAGCACCAGACGTTGTTCCGATATGTGGAATATGATTACACCAAGCTGTCTTCTGACAATGAAGGCAACTGGATCGACCCTGAGTGGTTGAACACAGGTTTGGGTATTGAAGGGCAAATCGTTAAGGTAATCGTACAGAACCGCGACAATGCCAAGCATTATGAGAAGTTCTGTGATGCCATGAAGCGCTGCAAGTGCATTGACTACAACTTCATCGACCGGACGATTACCGTTGCAGCCGAGAAGGTTGAGGTCACCGAAGAGATGGTGGCAACCGATGCAGTGGAAGTCCTGAAGAAGGATATCCGCGCTGGTAATAACATCCAACGGCCTGAGAACGTCTGCAAGCTGGCAGAACACTTCTACAACGCCGCCCAACAACGCCTGAACAAACTGGACGCATAACCATGACCCAAAGTACAGATATCCTGTCCAAGTTTGGTGCTCTCCTGCAGGAAGCTGAAGCTCCTGTTCAGGTTGACGTGCCATTCGAAGTGCGTGACAACATCACTCACAAGCTGACCTTCCACAAAGGCCGTGCCAAGAACTTCCGCTCCATTGGCAATCAGTTCATGGAGATCGATTACCAGCGCAATCCGGCTACGCTCGTCACTTCTGATGACAATGGCGCGGGTAAGTCTACCATGCTGGTGTGGCTCCTGTTCTTCGTACTGTACAACGACACGTACAGCAAGAAGGAGAAGAAGGTAGGCCTGGTGAACTCACAAAGCCGTAAGGAATGTGTGGGTGAGGTCGAATTCTCATGCCGTGGGAGCGAATGGAAGGTGCGCCGTGGCATCAAGCCTGACTTTGTTGAAGTCTACCAGATGGTGGACGGCAAGTGGATGCAGATCGATAACGAAGCAGCCAAAGCCGACATGAACAAGTACATCGTGAACCTCATCGGCGTGGACCAGAAGATGTTTGAGAACTCTCTGGTGCTGGGCAAAGAGAAGTTCATTCCGTTCACGGAGATGTACACCGCCGACCGTCGTGTCATGGTAGAGACTATCTGGGACTTGGGATTCTTCAGCCTGATGAACGAAGATGTCAAGGCTTCCATCAAGAACGCCAACGCCGTACTGGACAGCATCTCTACTGAGTGTGCACTGAAGGTCGTTGACCATACCAACAAGAAGACGCAGCTGCAGCAGATCGAGCAATCCAACGCCCTGATACAGCAACAGTCGGCTGATATCCTCCTACAGCAGCAGGAAGCCCTGACAGCCCTGGACGCGGACATCACAGCCCAAGATGAAGAACGCACCCGCCTGACAGCCGTGGAGTTTGAAGCCACTCAAGAAATGAAGACAGTGGAAAACCGCCTGCATGATGAATCCATGGTAGAGATCGAGGCTGTCAAGAAAGACTTTGAAGCCAGAATCCAGTCTGTGAAAGACGCCGCGCAGGACAAGGTTGACGATTATGAACGCATCGAAGTGTCTACTGCCGAGCATGATCTTCAGGTCTTGCGTGACCGCGCCTTTACTGTGGCCGAAAGCAAGAACACCCTGGTCACTGAGCGCAACACAAACCTGGAAGCTCTGAACGCTGCTATCCAGCGCCGCCAACAGGGTGAGAACTTCCGCATCAAGTTTCAAACTGAAATGGACGGACATCAGTCGGCTATCAAGCGCTTCCATGACATGGGGACTTGCCCTACGTGTACCCAACTGGTCTCCGACGATACCAAGGCACGGATTGAGAGTGAATACAATCCTCAGATTCAGGAATTACAGGCGAAACTGGATCAACTAGACAAAGTCACTGCCGATGTCACTACCCTGATTGATGACCACAAGGCTCAGGACGACAAGCTGGTTGCTGATATTGCCGTGATCGATGCTGAACTGGATGCAATGCGCAAGCAGGCCGACGAAATTGTTGACAACATCAAGCAGCTGCGCCGTGATATTCAGGGTTTCCATGACGCCTCCACGATTGAATGCAACTCCCTGAACCGTGAATGCCAACAGAAGATCCTTGACATCCGCAAGGCGCTGAACGTTCGTTTTGAAGACATCACTGCGTCGTTGCAACAGACGCGAGAGAATGCCGTCAGCGGGATTAAAGCCGTCGATGATAAGATCGCCGAGCTGAAAGCCCGTCGTGCTCCTCTCGTGGCGTCTATTGCCGATCTGGAGCGCAAACTGGCTGTACAGCCGACGCCTACAGCCGACCTGGAGAATGCCATCTCTTCTATTGAGAGTGAACTAGAGGATCTATACCAGCGTCGAGAGGACGCGGATCAGGAACTCCAGGATTTACAGCATCTTCTGTTCTTCCTGAAGGATGACCAGACCAAGGCGCGTATCATCGCCCTGTACTTGCCATTCCTCAATAGCAAGATCAACGAGTATCTTGAAGCCCTCAACATGTTCCTGGACATCGTTGTCGACGATACATTTGAGATCACCATGAGCGCAGCAGGCCGCAAGGGGCAGAGCATCTTCTCCTTGTCTACTGGCCAGCGCAGCCGCCTGAACCTGGCTGTGACGTTGGCTCTGCGTGATGTGGCTAACCTCAAGGCGTCTGTGCAATGTAATCTGTTCGTGCTGGATGAGATCCTTGAGAACATGAGCGAGCGTGGGGTACAGGAATCGGTTGAGATGCTGAAGCATAAGTTCGGTGGGAACAACCTGTTTGTCATCAGTCAGCGTGAGCAGGAGTTCCAGGAGTACTTCCCTCACAACATTCGCTACGGACTGCGCAACGGCCTGACCGAAGTTATCAAGAAGGATTGATCATGGGTAGACTGATTCGTGTTTCAAAGAAATCCAAGGGCGCTGAAAAGCGCCTGTACAAAGCAGTGCGGTTGATGATTCTCTACAAGCATAAGGCTGAGAACCATTGTTGGCGTGAGAAGACAAAAGAACGCTACATGGCCGCGCACTATAAGATGAAATCTCGCGTTGTTCATTTGTCCATGAAGATTGTTGGTGAATTCAAATGGTGGGACTGTGAGGCGGTCGGTAGTCGCAAGGCGATCGATCTTGAATATGATCGCGGTCTTGCATTTCTTATCAATGTTTCCAATTACGAGGATTTGTCATGATACCCGAACCATACAAAACAGCAATATTGATATTCGCTACCATATTAGATGTCGT